GATTGTTCTCGACCCGGATAATATGCAGGACGACGAAGAGTTCGGGGCCAATCTCGCAGAAGAGATGGAAGAAGAGTCCCTTGCAGCTCTTAGTGAGGAGCTACTATCTGACTTTGAAGAAGATACTGGTTCGCGCCGCGACTGGATGCAGACTTATGTAGACGGCCTTGAGCTGTTGGGTATGAAGGTTGAGGATCGCTCAGAGCCTTGGCCCGGTGCTTGTGGTGTCTACCACCCCCTCCTGTCTGAAGCTCTTGTTAAGTTTCAGTCTGAAACGATGATGGAGACATTCCCGGCGCAGGGGCCGGTAAAGACCAAGGTAATCGGGAAAGAAACTCCTGAAAAACTGGAAGTCGCCAAGCGTGTAAAGGATGACATGAACTACCAGCTCACAGAGAAGATGGTAGAGTATCGCCCCGAGCATGAACGCATGCTCTGGGGTCTTGGCCTCTCTGGTAATGCCTTCAAGAAGGTGTACTTTGACCCTAGCCTGAATCGTCAGACTTCGACTTACGTGCCAGCGGAAGATGTAGTAGTGCCCTACGGCGCGTCTAATATCGAGACGGCTGAGCGTGTCACTCATGTCATGCGGAAAACCGCTAATGAAATCAAAAAGTTACAGAGCGCTGGCTTTTATCGTGACGTAGAGCTGGATGAACCGGGCGATACATTAGATGATATAGAGAAGTCGATTGCAGAGAAGATGGGCTTCAGTGCGACATCTGATGACCGCCATAAGATTCTCGAAATGCACGTTGACTTGGATCTTCCCGGTTACGAGGACGAGGATGAAGACGGCAAGGCTACAGGTATTGCGTTACCGTACGTGGTTACTATTGAGAAGCATTCGGAGACTATTCTCGCGATCCGTCGTAACTGGAATCAAGAGGATGAGAGCAAGCAGAAGCGGAACCATTTTGTTCATTATAGTTATGTACCCGGTTTTGGCTTCTATGCTTTCGGTCTTATTCATCTTGTTGGTGCTTTCGCTAAGTCCGGCACCGCAATCATTAGACAACTTGTTGATGCGGGAACCCTCTCCAACCTCCCCGGAGGATTCAAAACCAAAGGATTACGAGTTAAAGGAGATGACACCCCGATCTCCCCAGCGGAGTTTCGTGATGTAGACGTAGCTTCGGGCACAATCAAAGACAACATCATGACGCTCCCATATAAAGAGCCGTCAATGGTCCTGTCTCAGTTGCTCGACAAGATCGTAGAAGAAGGGCGTCGCTTTGCTTCTGCGGCTGACATGAAGATCTCTGACATGTCTGGTCAGGCTCCTGTTGGTACTACTCTGGCAATCCTTGAGCGCACGCTCAAGATCATGTCTGCAGTACAGGCACGCATCCATTACTCAATGAAGCAGGAACTTAAACTGCTGAAGGGCGTCATTCGTGACTATGCCGACGATGAGTACACATACGAGCCAAGCACAGGCGAGGCTATGGACCGTGGCGCTGACTACGATCAGGTTGAAGTTATCCCTGTTTCTGACCCAAATGCGGCCACAATGGCGCAAAAGGTCGTTCAGTACCAAGCAGTCTTGCAAATGGCGCAGTCTGCACCTCAGCTTTATGACATGCCGTTCTTACACCGGCAGATGTTAGAAGTTTTAGGAATAAAGAACGCTGAAAAGCTCGTTCCAATGGAAGACGATCAGAAGCCAACCGACCCAGTAACAGAAAACATGAACATGTTGCAGGGTAAGCCGGTCAAGGCGTTCTTGTATCAGGATCATGAGGCGCATATCGCTGTGCATATGGCGGCGGCCCAAGATCCGAAGATGATGGGTATGCTTCAGCAGAGCCCTATGGCTAAGACTATCGGCGCAGCTTTCCAAGAGCACTTGGCTCAACACTTGGCAATGGCGTACAGAAAGCAGATCGAAGACGCTGCTGGTGTGCCTTACCCAACGCCAGAGGACAAGATGGACGAGAACACAGAGCTGGAGATTTCGCGTCTCGCAGCCGCTGCAGCCCAACAAGTCCTTGGCAAGAATCAGGCGGAGCAAGCCGCTCAACAAGCGCAACAGGCTCAGCAAGACCCAATTGTCCAGATGCAACAGGCAGAACTGCAGATCAAACAGCAGGAAGCTCAGCTCAAGGCTCAGAAGATGCAGATCGATGCAGCCGAGAAAGCCGACCGTCTGGAGCTGGAAAGAGAGCGTATCGCCTCCCAAGAACGTACCGCTGGTATGCAAGTCGGAGCAAAAATCGCTTCCGAGAAAGACAAGTTATCTGCTCAACAGCAGAAAGATGGGCTGGAGATGGGCATCAATATTGCCCGTGAAGCAGCTCAAGAGGACCGCGCAGCGCGGCAACAACAAACTCAGCAGCCTCAAGGTGAAGAATGAGTACAGACCTACTGAAGTACCTCGCGGACAAAATCAACGAGGAAAGAGAAATTATTGTGGAGGATCTTGCAGCCGGTAAGGCTCCCGATCACGCCCAATATAAGCACGCCACTGGCGTAATTCGCGGTCTTATGATCGCAAACAACCTCGTGCTGGAGACAGCACAACGCATGGAGAACGACGATGACTGAAATCCTAATCGGCACAAACCCCGATAATCCGGATGAAGCAACAGAACTACCGGAAACACCGGAGCAAAAAGCAAAACAACTACCTGATCCTTCAGGGTATCGCATCCTTTGTGGTGTGCCTGATATCGAAGAAACGTATGGCGATAGCGGTTTAATTAAATCCGCTCAGACTATGCACAACGAAGAGCTACTGACTACTACATTATTTGTATTAAAGCTCGGTCCTGATTGTTATAAGGACGAAACTCGGTTCCCTAGCGGACCTTGGTGTAAAGAAGGCGACTTTATTCTAGTTCGCCCACACGCCGGTACACGGGTGAAAATTCATGGTCGTGAGTTCCGAATCATCAATGATGATGCGGTTGAGGCGGTTGTTGAAGATCCACGTGGAATATCCAGAGCCTAAAGGAGGCACATATGAACGCTGAAGCGCAAAAAGCTGAAGACGACTTTGAGTTTGAAGTAGAGGAAGAGCAGCAAGAGGAGGCCGTGGCGGAAGAAGCCGAGGCTGATAACGATGCTGAACTAGAGATTGAAGATGACACACCGGAGGAAGACCGTGGCCATTCACCCATGCCGAAGGAAATCGTTGAAGAACTGGAAGCTGATGAGTTAGAAGACTACTCAGATAAGGTTAAGCAACGCCTGAAGCAGATGAAGAAGGTGTGGCATGACGAGCGCCGTGAAAAAGAACGTGCAATGCGTGAGCAGCAAGAAGCTATCCGCATGGCGCAGAAGGCGCTTGAAGAAAACAAGAAGTTGAAAGCTAATCTGTCTCATGGCGAGCAGACACTGGCCGAGACTTACAAACGGGAAGCAGAACTTGAAGTCGCTGCCGCAGAACGTGCTTATAAAGAAGCACATGAGAGCGGCGATTCTGATGCACTTATTGATGCACAGAAAAAATTTAATTCAGCGACATATAAACTTCAACAAGCTCAAACATTTAAACCTCGTTCTTTACAAGAGAATGAAGTTGCGGTACAAACTGAATCTGAGCAGGTCAACGTGCCAGCCCCAGACGCCAAAACGGCTGCGTGGCAAGAACAAAACACATGGTTCGGCACAGACCAAGAGATGACAGCCCTCGCACTAGGCTTACACCAAAAGTTAGAGCGGGAGCACGGTGCTCAATTTATTGGCACCGATGAATACTGGCAAAGCATTGACAACACAATGCAGCGTCGGTTTCCGGAATATTTCGGAGAAGAAACGACTGGTGGGGGCGGCAAGCCCACCAAGAGCGCAGAGAAGAAGCCAGCCACGGTAGTTGCTCCGGCATCCCGTAGCAGGTCTCCAAAAAAGATCGTGCTAAAGAGATCGCAAGTTGAAATTGCGAGAAAACTGGGATTGACCCCTGAGCAGTACGCTCGGGAACTGAAGAAGATGGGGAACTAATCATGGCTACACAAGAGAAAGCTACTTCTGATAACAGACTTGCACGCGAACTGGAAACAAGAGCTACATCGGAACGTCCGAAGGCATGGCAACCTGCCTCTGTATTACCAGAGCCAGATAAGCAGCCGGGTTATGCGTACCGCTGGGTTCGGGTATCTCAGATGAATCAGGCCGATCCACGCAATATTTCATCAAAAATGCGTCAGGGTTGGGAGCCGGTTCGGATTGAGGAGCAGCCCCAGTTCAGAATGTTCGTGGATACCGATAGTCGTTACAAAGACAATATCGAAGTCCAAGGACTTTTACTCTGCAAGATACCAAATGAGTTTGTGGAACAGCGTGAACAGTATTACGCAGGTAAGAACCAAGCTCAGATGGAATCGGTAGATAACAACTTTATGCGTGAGAATGATCCTCGGATGCCCTTATTTTCGGATAGGAAATCCAAGACATCATTCGGGAAAGGCAATTAAATTTAGGAGAATGAGCAATGGCTACTACAGCAGCTCCATATGGCCTGAAGCCGGTAAAACGTGCTGATGGCATGCCCTATTCAGGGGCTACTTCTACCTATCTGATTGATCCTGCTGGTGAAGCTACTAACCTGTTTAACGGTCAAGTAGTCACTATCGGGGCGGATGGGTATATCGCATTGGCGACTGGTTCTGGCGCAGATATTACTACTAACAACTTAGGCGGAAGCTCTATTGGCGCTGTCGGCGTATTTGTAGGTTGTGAATATCAAAATGCAGAAGGTCAGCAGATCTTCAGCCAGTATTACCCAACAGGTACAGCTAATGGCGGCCCTATTAAGGCGTACGTCGTTGATGATCCAAACGTACTGTTCCAAGCACAGCTTGATGGTACTGGGGCGCAAACAGTTATTGGTGCTATTACGAAGTTTGCTTCAGTGCAATCTACTTCTACTGGTAACACTACAACTGGTAACTCAACTTCAGCGTTGGACGCTACTGTCCAAACTACAGTTGGGGCGTTTAAGATCGTAGGTCACGTGTCTGATCCAAGTGATGCTTACCCAGATGTTCTGGTCAAGTTCACTACGGACGCTCACATGATGACCATGAGCACTGGTGTATAAGGAGTAATTAACAATGGCAATTTCACGCGCCCAGCTCCTTAAAGAGCTACTTCCCGGCCTGAACGCATTGTTCGGCTTGGAATATCAAAAGTATGGTGAGCAGCATAAAGAAATCTTTGAAGCAGAGACTTCTGAGCGCTCATTTGAAGAAGAAACCAAGTTGTCAGGATTTGGAACTGCTCCTGTGAAGGAAGAAGGTTCTTCAATCTCTTATGACAACGCACAAGAAGCATGGACTTCGCGTTACACACACGAAACTATTGCTCTTGGATTCTCAATCACTGAAGAAGCGGTTGAAGATAACCTGTATGACTCATTGTCATCTCGTTATACCAAGGCATTGGCTCGTGCTATGGCGTACACGAAGCAAACCAAGGCTGCTGCCGTTCTGAACAACGGCTTTGACTCTAGCTACACTGGTGGTGACGGAGTTGAGTTGTTCTCTACAGCGCACCCACTTGTTTCTGGTGGCACTAACTCTAACGAGCCTTCAACTGCGGCTGACCTTAACGAAACTTCTTTGGAAGCGGCTGTTATTCAGATTGCAGCTTGGACTGACGAGCGTGGACTGCTTATTGCAGCTAAGCCACGTAAGCTCATCATTCCACCTGCGTTGCAGTTCGTAGCAACTCGTTTGTTAGAAACAGAAGGCCGTGTCGGTACTGCCGATAACGACATCAACGCAATCATGAACAACGGTGTTGTTCCTGAAGGCTACACAGTCAACAACTTCTTGACTGATGATGACGCATGGTTCTTGACTACTGACGTACCTAACGGTCTCAAGCACTTCACACGTGCTGCGATGACTACAGGCATGGACGGCGATTTCGATACTGGTAACGTACGTTACAAGGCTCGTGAGCGTTACAGCTTCGGCTGGTCAGACCCACTGGGAATCTTCGGATCTCCGGGTGCTGCATAAGTAGCTTAAAAGCTACTGCTAGAGGGGACCTTCGGGTCCCCTTTTTATTTGACTCAATCTTTTACCTGTGCTTTAGTAAGCGTAACTAGGAAATGGGTGCGTCGGACTGACCTAGCAGACGACATGCAGACAGGCGCACTAAACTCGCATGTGAGGACATCGCAATGGCATCAACTACCTTTTCAGGTCCAGTCACCTCTACGAACGGCTTCGTCGGTGATATTCAAGTTCCAACTTATACCGTAGCTTCTGCTCCATCAGCTTCTGACGCTGGTGCTGGCACGCTTATCTACGTTTCTAACGGTGCGGCAGGCTCAGCAAT